GGCAGCTGTAAAATTCCTGGGGGCCTTGGGCTTCACCAAGGTGGGAGGTATTCGTAATGACTGGGTGTTCCGGCATCAGCGGTTGGAGTAGATGCGAGAATCGATCTTTGTTGGCTTTGATCCTCGGGAGGCTGCGGCCTTCTTGGTGACGGTGAGCTCTATACGTCGTCACCTATCCCGCCGGATAAGTATTGTGGGGTTGGAGCTAGATGACCTACGGCGTTCAGGCCTCTATACCCGCCCCACAATCTTTAATAACGGTCGGTTACTTGATACTATTTCCGAACATCCTATGTCCACCGAATTTGCTATCTCCCGCTTCCTGGTACCTACGCTTGCTGGGAAAGGTTGGGCATTGTTTCTAGATTGCGACATGCTGGTATTATCGGACCTGGCAGATTTGTTTGACCTTGCGGACGATCGCTACGCCGTGATGTGTGTTCAGCATAACCACGACCCCAATAATACTACCAAGATGGGTGGGCAGTTGCAGTCTACCTACTTCCGCAAGAATTGGTCGTCAGTCTGCTTATTCAACTGTGACCATCCGGCTAATAAATCATTGACTACGCATTTGGTTAATTCCGCACGGGGGCTACACCTCCATCAGTTCTGCTGGCTGGAGGATAAGGATATTGGAGCCCTACCATCAGAATATAATTTCCTGGTAGGAACCGACACACCTACCGACATCCCGCCTAAGATTGCTCACTATACGGAGGGAACGCCCGATCTACCGGGATATGAGACGGCTCCCTATGCGGATTTGTGGCGTTCTGAACTTAGAAAATCAGCGCATCTATTTCTGTGATAAGGGGCTTTACGGGTATAGTGATCCAGGGTACATGCGGTAATGCTGACCTAGTGTATAAGCAAAAGCAAGAAAACGTCGTTAGGGTCTCAGCGCGTGCGGTAGCATCTAAATTGGTATCATGATCTCCATGTGGGCCGGCAAACCGTTCTCGGAGCTTAACGATACTGAGCTTGAAGAAGCTACGGCGTTCTTTCAGGCTGCTCACGATCGCTTGATTGATTTTGCGCCCACCCCGGTGTGGGTGTTCCTGGTGGATCAGATTTCCCTCCTCACGGTGCTTAAGGTACAGCGCCTGAAGCCCGCTGCATGAAAGCGCTGGTCTTCGGGCGCGGGCGTGGGGTGTGGGATGAGATGGCTGCGGCGCAAAAGCTAGCAGCGTTTGATTGTATAATCGGGGTAGGTTCTGCTGCCGTAGACTATTCGGGTCCACTGGATCACTGGGTGAGCTTTCACCACAGCGTATTCCCGGAGTGGGCCGCCGCGCGTTCCCGCAAGGGTCTTCCCCCAGCGCGAGTCTATTGGTCATCAGTCTATCGCGGCTCACAGTCGGTACGCCTTGGGGCCGCCTACCCCGTCCGGTTCGTCCGCCAGGAGGGTGGATCGTCGGGACTGATTGCTGTGATGGTGGCCTTTGAACTAGGGGCCCATCGCGTGGTCCTAGCGGGAGTGCCCATGGATGGGGACTATGGGCAGTATGATACTAAATTGCCTTGGAAGGAAGCTTTGATCCACCGAGAGATATGGCGTAGGGATTTACATAAGTTACTAGGTCGGGTGCGTTCGATGTCAGGCTGGACCCAGGAGCAGCTAGGCACCCCGACCACTAAATGGTTGCTGGAAAATGACTGTACTGCAGTTTAGCAAAGCCCAGAGCCTAGATCCGTTGGCGCACTGTGAGCGTAGTATTTATACTGCGCTCGCACAGTTCATGGTCAACGTCCGGGCAGGGTCTACGCAGCGTGACATTAAAGCGCTCCTGGATCAGGGAAATATCACCGGAGCGCAAAAGATTGTTGGAGATCATATTGTAGCCCTGAGCGGGGTGATCCCACGCTCCTTCGTCCAGTGCGCGCATCAGGAGATGACACGCCAAGTCCCGGCCGGACGGCGAGCTCGCATAGCGAAGGCTGTCCCGCATCGGAGTGTGGCACTGAACTTTGATCCCTCCGACGATCGGGCCGCGCGCCTTATGCGTACGACCCGCCTGCGCTTCGTCCAGCAGTTCGACACGGCCCAACGGGATGCGACCCGTTACGCGATGGCCACTGCCTTCCAGCGTGGAGAGGGTCCGCTGGAGGCGGCCCGCGCGTTCCGGGATGCCATTGGGTTGACCCGTACCCAACTTCAATCGGTAGAGGCCTACCGCGACTTGCTGGAAGCCAATTCGGCCGAGGCCCTGAAGCGGGAGCTACGGGACCGTCGGTTCGATCCAACGATTGAGCGGGCTCTGACAGAGGACACTCCCCTGACGGAGGACCAGATTGATAGGATGGTGGAGCGCTACCGAGAACGCTTCCTGACCTATCGGTCCGAGAATATAGCCCGTACCGAGGCGTTACGAATCGTCTCCCTGGCCCGTCACGAGGCCACTCAGCAGGTTCTAGACCAGCTAGGTATAGACCCCTCCCGGGTCCGGCGAACATGGGTAGCCGTTAAGGACAAGCGTACCCGCGACGCGCACCTGGAGATGGATGGGCAGACGGTCGGCTTCGACGAACCCTTCGAGGCTCCGGACGGTACACTGATGATGTACCCTGGAGATTCGTCTGCGCCCGCCAACCTGGTAATCAACTGCCGCTGCTCAGTCACTACTGAGATCCTTGGCGAAGACGAGGATCAGGACGCGGCATAAAGAGGAGGATGCTATGGCACAGGTTCGTCATTTTTTAGGTCCGATGGTGATCGTACGGCTGCGCCAGGCGGGTTTCACGGTGGACGACAGTGGACCCCCGCCCGGTACCAACACGATCACCTGGAACGGAAGCCCAGTGCTGCCATCGGACGGCGGTGGCCCCAGTGGGTTGCTGGCCAAGCTGCTAGTCGGTGGCAAGGCCAAGGTCGCCCGTCTGCGTCAGCTAGGAATCTGGTCGTCGTAGAGGGGCTCTAGCACAGTAACGCCACTCACATACAGGAGGGTTCGGCATGTGCGACTACAGCCTTCAAAACGTCAAGTCCCGTCCTGCTACAGTGGACGACAAGCTCGTTACGAAGAACTTCGGTACGGGTACCATCGGCTTTGCGGCGGTGGACAACCCGGAAGTGGCAGTCTGCGTACTGCCCGGTACCGAGATTGCCTTCGAGGAAGCTATCGTCCGCAACACGTCACTGCCCTACACGATGAAGTACGAGCACGCCGCGTATACCACCGGCCGCTTCCGGCAGATCAACCGGCACACGGAGAATATGCACCACGACGCGCTCGAGCTCCCGGACGGTGAGGTCGTGATGCTGACCATGCTATCCCCTGGCCAGCGGGCCAAGGTGCTCCAACTCCCGGCCGCGCCCAAGAACGATAAGGAAGCCGAGGAGCAGACGCGCCTGTCCTACACCGAGGGCCAGCCCGAGGTCCTGTTCGGCTAAGAGGTCTTCCTCCCGACTGCCGTGCCGCATTCCTCCCCGACGGCGGCACGGCCTTTTCTTAGGTGGAACCGATGGGTAAGTCAGATTTGAAGGCTACCAAGTATATTGCTATAGTGGCACTCACCACAGACCGCAAAGTTACGAAGGCGGCGGTGGCAGAGCATTTGTTGAACTGTTTGCTAGACGCTCCGGCGCGTGGTGTCTTGAAGCTCGCCAAGGTGAAGAAGGCCAAGGTTCGCACGGTCGATGTTGACTAAGGTGGTATTGTGACCGAAGAGACGGACGTGCACCAGTTCGAGGTTGTGAAGGTCGAGCCCTCCCTGGGCTTGGTCTTCGGCTGGGGTATTATCTGCAAGGTCGACGGCCAGGACTACTACGATCGCAATATCGATAAGGATACCGGTAAGCGCGTACCGGAGCACATCCCCGAGACTACTATGCTGGAGGCCGCCTCCGATTTCATGGAGAACTCCCGGGTCGCCAAGGAGATGCACAAGGGTGAGCCCAAGGGTAGCGTGGTGTTTGCCTTCCCGATGACCACGGAGATTGCTAAGTCGCTTAAGATCGCTACGCCGATCACGGGTCTGCTGGTGGCGATGAAGCCCACGCCCGAGGTGCTTAAGAAGTTTGAGTCCGGGGAGTTCACCGGCTTCTCGATCGGGGGCTCGACCTCCAAGTTCGAGGACATCGACAGTGAGTGATAAAGCCAAGCGCCGCATCCTACACAAGATCAAGCTCACCGAGATTAGTGCGGTGGACCGGCCTTGTCAGGAACACGCGCGCATGGTCATCATGAAGCGTGAACTGTCCGACCCCCCGGTGACGGTGGAGACTTCCTCGCTCGAGGCTCGTATTAAGAAGCTCAATACGGCTACCACCAGCATAAGCCTACAGAAGGTATTGGTTGGCTTGCAGGAGGCTGAGCGCACGTTATACAAAGCGGGGTTTCGCTCAGACCAGGTGCGGGACGAAGAGGGTCAGTGGACTGATGAGGATTTTGGCTTTAATGAATTGAACGACGAAATCCGTGATGATGAGATCAACTTCGACTTTGATTCGATTGATGACGCGGGTTGGGAGCGTCTAAGCAAAATCATAGACGAGGATGACGGAACGTTCCAAGGTCGGCGCGTACTGCCTGATCTGTCCGACAGCAGCTGGTCGGGAGACTCCTCGTTCGACAGAGTGCTGGACAAACCTACTGCGAAGCCTGCTACGGCTGCGCCACCCACACGGGCTAATACCAATTACAAGGGCAAGCTTAGACGGGTTGCGGTGGCGGTTGGGCGGAGCACTGTTGCGGCATTGAAGGTCCTGGGTCTGCTTAGTGCGGCAGGAGTTGTCACGTTTGCTACTATTAAGGCAGCAGGCGTAATACGAACAATGAAGGTCGCCCCCTCTCAGATGCTTAAGCGTAAGGGCTTAGACTTAACGGGAATCACTGAAGAGCAGGCCAAGCGGGTGTTGGCCCAGCTTCCCGAGTTGTTGTCCAACGCGAAAGCAGCAAAAGCCGTGTCAGTCATCCGCTACGCTGGTCGTCGAACTAAGATGGTGGGCAAGGTGGAGATAGTCCGTCGCGCCGATCAACTCCTACAAAAGTTCGACCCCAACCAGGCCCGGGACGATTGGGGGCGTTGGTCGGACGAAGGCGGCGGGGACGGACCGGGCGGTCGGTTCCAATCTGATTTTGATGATGTCTTTGGTGGTGAAGCTCCCAAGAATAGTAAGGGCCGCTTCCGCCGTGTGGTGAGCAGCATCGCGCGTGGGGGAATGACAGCTGTTAGGATTATCGGTGCCCTGGCCACGGCCGGGGTGCTCGGGGCCTATGTGGTACAGCAGTCGGGTCTACTCCGTAGTAGGACACCGTCAAATAGTAGCAAGAAGCCAGAGTTTAAGTCAAATTTTCCTGAGCGCCAGCCCAAGCCCACGTCGGTGCCGAGTGTCGGTGGCAAACCAAAAGGTTCTGTGGCCTACCCAGATACTCCTTGGGGCAGCGCTAGGGCTGTAGGTGGTCTTGCTAGAGATCTTTACAATTTTAATCGGCATTTATCTAAGTTTGACACGTCCGGTATTACCGAGGAGCAGGCTCGCAAGCTCCTAGAGGAGATTGCGGACCAGATCACGGAGGAGGACGCGGCCAAGGTGTTGGCGGCGTTGAAGGGTAAGGACCTGGGCAAGTTCGATCCTGATCAACCTCGCGCCGATGACGGTAAGTGGACCGATAGTGGTGGTGGATCGAGCAGCACCGCTAGCGGTGGGGGTGCGAAGGGTGGGGCTAGTAAATTAACTGGCAAAACCAGAGAAAACTTTAGAACTTTTCTAACCTCGGTGGGCGGTGGGAATCCGGGAAGTGAAGAGGATATAGATAAGGCGTGGGGGTACTTATCCGCAAAGGATAAGCAGTATTTTACTGTTGGTAGGTTTGACCGCGTGCGGCACGTATTACGACAGACTGGCAAGACCGCTAAGATTGCCGTGGGCGTACTAGGAGCTCTAATGTGGGGAGTAATAGGACTTGCGATGTATGCGCAGTCGCGGCAGCAACGTGGATTAGGACGAAGGGGTCCCAGACCGGCTAATTATGGTGGTCCGTGGAAAGGGCCAACGATGGACCTGAAGTCAACGAGCTCCCGGCTTATGGGCAGGGACCTGGTCCCGTATCGATCAATGTCTAAGCAACTTAATCTTGAGCAGTTGTCTGAGGGGGAGGCCGAGCAAATTTTGATGGAAGTACTTAGCCGTGCTACTCCCCAACAGATTGCGGAGTTTGAGGCTGCTTTGAAGAAGGCAGCTTAAGCGTGAACCTGCCGGTGGTTTACCGGCGACACACCAGTAACAAAGGAGCATCCTATGCCTGGTGAAAATGAGAAGGTCGCTGAGCTCGAAGGGCAGGTGACCGATTTGGAGAAGCGGATCCAGGACTTGACCGAGAGCGGTGAGAACGCCGACCTCGCCAAGGCTTTGGCCGATCAGAAGGAACTGCTGGAGAAGATGGACCAGCTTTCCGACGCGCTCGAGACCTCGTTGGTCGAGAGGGAATCCTTGCAGACCGAGCTCAAGATCGCCAAGGAAATGAGCGACGATGAGAAGGAGTACTGCAAGGACATGGAGTTCGGCGAAAAGATGTCCTTCATGTCTAAGAGCCCCGAGGAGCGCAAGGCCGCGATGGCGAAGCGTGATGAGAACGACGAGTCCGTCACCATCTCCGGCCGCACCATCCGCAAGTCCGTGGTTGGTGAGGATGCCTTCGTGATCATGAAGGCGCAAGCCGATGAGATCGCCGCCAACAAGAAGCAACTCACCGATGAGATCGCCAAGCGCGAGATGGCCGAGTTGCTGAAGCGGGCGGACGAGGAGTTCTCGCACGTGCCGGGAACGCCCGAGGAGCGTGCCAAGCTGCTGCAGGTTATCGCCAAGATGGATGAGCCATTGCGCAAGTCCTTCGAGACGGTACTCACCCAGGCCGAGAAGTTGTCGAAAGCTGGCTTCGCGACGCTGGGTGGCGGCGACGGTGGCAGGGGTCCCGATACTCGGAACGTCGCGAAGGCCGTCCAGGACTTCGAGACCAAGATCGCCGAGATCAAGAAGCGGGACAGCTGCTCCAATGCGGAGGCCCTCACCAAGGCGCGGAAGGCCCACCCGGATCTCTTCAAGGTGTATCAAGAGGTGGAGAACTCGGCTTCCTAGTCCCTGCCGGGTATTCCGCCTCCCTCCAGCCGGTGCCTCCTCCCGGGCACCGGCTGGGTTAAGCAAACTCCAAATCAACGAAAGGAAAGCCGATCATGGCTTGGGAATCAGTAGTGGATGGCCTGCAGTACGCCCGCAATGCTGGGGCTGACCTCAGCGCCAAGCTCTTCTACATCGCGAAGCTCGACACCGACGAGGATGTCAACTTGGCGACGGCGGCGTCCGATAAGATCATCGGCGTCATTCGTGAAGCAGCGCTCGAGAACGCTCCGGTGACGGTGCAGTTCGGCGGCGTCGGTAAGGTCATCGCTGGTGGCGCAATCGCGGCTGGCGACCTGATCACCGCGGACGGTAGCGGTAAGGGTATTGCCACGACCTCAACCGGTAACCGCATCCTGGGCATCGCCCTCGAAGCGGCCGCGACGAACGAGATTTTCTCGTGCATGCTCTCGCCGGGATCGGTCTAGTCTAGACCGTTCCTCCTCGTCTCAACGGGCCGTCGCGAGACGCCCCTATCCTTGGAAGGGATAACCAACAATGCCCGAAGCTAGCAACATTCAAGGCACGTTGCACATCGACCGCTACCTGACAAACTACTCAGTGCGGTTCGTGCAGGACGCCAACAACTTTGTAGCGCAGCGCGCTGCAAGCTTGATCCCGGTGCTGAAGGCGACCGACAAGTACGTCGTGTACCCACGCGGCTACTTCTGGCGGGACGAATCGGCACCCCGCGCTCTGGGCAATCGCCCTAGGCAAATCGGCTACAAGGTCGACGAGGGCAGCTACTCCTGCACCGAGTACGCCTTGGAGCACGTGGTTGATGATCGGCAGTATGCCAATACCGACGATCCCATCAACCTCGACGAGAACGCAACCGTCCTGCTCACCGGCAAGAACGTCATCAAGCAGGATCGCGTTTGGGCGCAGAACTTCTTCACCACCGGCAAGTGGACAAGTGAAGTGGTTGGCGTCGTGTCGTCCCCCGTGGCAGGAGTCTCGCTCCTGAACTGGACGGACGCCAACTCGGACCCGATCGGCGACATCGACTACTACAAGGACTACATGCACGAGCGCACCGGCTTCATGCCGAATACGCTGGTGCTGGGCGCCAACGTCAAACGGCGTCTGCGGTCCCATCCGGACATCGCCGACCGCATCAAGTACACCCAGATCGGTATCGCGGACGAGGCGATGCTGGCTGCGTTGTTCGAAGTCCAGAACGTGATGGTCGCTCGTGGCATCTACAATGCTGCAGACGAGGGTGCTACCGACGACTTTCAGTACATCGCGAACAAGGACTCGATGCTGCTGGCCTATATTGAGCCCAATCCGGGCCTCGACCGGCCGACCGCCATCGCGAACTTCGCCTGGACTGGGCTGTTGCCCGGTGCCACCAATGCCATCGGTGGTGTGATGGAGCGCGGCCGGGATGACCGAGCCCACTCCAACTACTTCCAGAACCGCATGGCCTGGGATCTGCGTCAAGTCTCTGCCGACCTGGGCGTGTTCTTCAACGACGTCATCGCCTAAGTTTAGGCGAGCCCACCGTAAGGAATGATAAAAATGACGGTAGCTCGTGGCAGGTTCTTTCGACCCGATTTTGACCGGGGCCAGGACTTTGTAGTAGTCCGACCGTTCCAGTTCAACGGCAAGGGCTACCACCCCGGTCAAACTCTCGACAAGGGTCTGTTCGTCATGCGGAGGCTACGGCAGCTTTACGATCAGCGTGTGATCAATCAAGTTGACCCAGCCCCCGCAGAGACGAACGGCTTCGATCATGAGTTCAACCGTGGCGCACCTCAAGAAGGGCCTCCTGCTCCCAGCCCGGGAGTGGAAGAAGCACCTACGCCTGATCGGCAAGAGGATCTTCTGGAAGCGGCACCGCTCGAGGGAGCGGCGCATCAGCCAGGACGAGTCCCGCGCCGCGCCCCGGGAGGACGTGTCCCGCGCCGTAGGGTTGGGGCGGGATGATGGTCTCTCTACTCGAGAGCCAGTTCAAGGCTAGGATTGCCAAGGCTTTCAAGGGCAAGTTGTTGCGTGGCACCTTCCGCCGATCGGTGGAGTCCACGCAGGACTCCTTCGGGGACTTGGCCACACCCACCGTGACGTCCTTCAGCTTTGAAGGCATCCGGGAAAGCTTCTCTGCGCGCTACAAGGCGCAGTCTGGCATACCGGAGTCGGACGTCTCCATCCTGATCCTCGTAGGCTCGGTCAAGCCGCCGACGGTCTTCACTGAAGCCGACCAGGACCAGATGGTCTTCATGAGTACGCCCTGGAACGAGTGGTACAAGATCCGGCGCGTGCTCGAGATTGATCCAGCGGGGGCCAGCGTTCGGCTGCAGTGCTATGAAGTCCCTGCTCCATGACAATCGAATTCCTACCGTTAGCCCCAGTCCACCCGGCCTATGATCCTAAGGCTGGGGTCTGGTATCTGGA